AGGTTGTTCTCTCACCCGTGCACAGCCAAGAGACTCTCAGAGCCTACTGTCATTAACTCCGTTTACTTTTCTTACCTGTTTAACATTACAACTTCAATATCTAAGGCTTTGTAGCCCAAGGGGGAGCTGCCGCAGCAGGAGCCGCTGTAGCTGCCGGATTTCCCCAAGCCGGGGCTGCTGGTGCAGCTTCAACAGGAGCCGCAGGAGCGCCCCAGACGGGTGCAGCCGCAGGAGGTGCTGGCGGCTGAGGTGATGCAGCAGGGGCGGCTTGCGGTGCCGATCCTGCTGCTGAACCGGCTTTGCTGCCGTCTGCGTTGAGCACGTACTTCGTTTCGGTATAACCCTTTGCAGCCGCTTCAGCGTCCTTCTGAAGCCCTACTACCATTCGGAAGGGGATATTATGCAATTGAGCTGTATTTGCAAGAGACTGAACGTGGCAGACGTGACCAAGCGCCGACAACTGACCTTTGGCAATGTTTGCAGCCTGTTCGCTGTCAGAGAAGTAATTGACGCGATAGATACCTTCAGCGCCTGCGTGTTCACCTTCTATAATGCGAACGTCAAACTTAATGTATGCTGCATTCGGCTTGTTAGCGACAGGAACAACTTCAGATTCGGTAATTACTACCAAATGACCTTTTGAATCAGAAACTGGAAGCTGACCGCCACCGCCTGTTGCGGGTGCTACGCTGTTGACATCAAATGCTTGTGGGAATTGAAAACTCATTTTGAACTCTCCTATGTGTTGTAATTAGCCTCGAAAGGCTTTGGTATTATTGATGCGTTATTGCGTTTTCGCTCCACCAATTTTCAACAGCTCTGCCGTCTGCCGTTTTGTAACGAATGAGATAGTTGTTGACAGAATCTGCGTATTCAGCGCGGCCAATAATCATGCCGCATTCAAGACTTACGTCGATCAAAACTTTGTCATGCAATTCAAATTTAAAACCATTCATTATTTATCTCCTTTCAAGTTAGTTACAAGATTAATAAATCCTTGAATTGTATCCAGATTTTCAATAGCACTGTCGTCAATGTCAATTTCATATTCATTTTCCAAAGCCATTGCAAATTCTACTACATCAAGGCTATCGGCACCAAGACTATCAAACGTCGATTCGTTGACAATTTGAAGATCGTCACCAAATACTTCTGCTGCGATTTCTTTTACTCTTTGTTCGATGTTCACTAATCACCTCCCGAATTTAATTAACTTTAATAAACCCTTTTGCAACTTGCCGCTGACGACGTGCAACTTCAGAACTACCTTTAAGGCGCGGCCTTGCTGCGTTGCTACGTTTGCAATGGGGCGTTACGATGCACTTTGCTTTTGCTTCGGTGTATGACATTTTGGGATTTTTTGCGCGGAGTTCTTTGATTTGCTGATAAAGCGGCTTTTCGTCATAATAGTAACTCACGTATTCTCTCCTTTCTTCAGGCTGCGCCTGAGTAGTTATTTAACCTGAAATCTTTTGCGTTAAACAACTTGTTCCAAAGTTTCGATATAATCTTGCTGTGCTTTGATAAGTTTTTCACCACTAACATCATTGGAAAGATTTGCAAACATACAAATATTTAATAGTTCAGCCCAAAGGTTATTTGATGTAGTGGAAACAAATGAAAAGAAAATTAACACAAAATATTGATAATAAATATATTTCATTTTAACTCCCTGTTATAAACGTCAATTCCAGAAGCTTGAAAAATTGCATGCGCTAAATAATTCCAAGCCTGTTCTTTTGCAATCGGTATCTCGCCTTTTATACCGTAACGATTACCAGCAACATAGCCTGGAGTTCGTTCAAGTCCTAAAATTCTACCTTTGTTTGCAGATATACCTTGACTGAAGTTTTCACTCGTTTTACTTACAAACATAGGCTCGTGCAGAAAACCTATTACGTCACCCCATTGACACAAAATTTCACGCTTACCATAACCTTTGTTGTCTTTTGGCGAATGCAATAGTAAATCAAACTGATTGAACTCCCCACAAGTAGGGTCTAGAACTTTAGCTGCAAAACAATGACAAGTCATTACAATATTTATGCCACCGTAAGTAGCAAGATCATCAAGTGACTTCAGGAAATTGACAAATAAAGCATTTGCAAATTCATAAGCTTTACCGTAACCACCTAAAGCACTATTCATAGTTAAACCTTTAGGGTTGCCTTCTTTCCAAGCAGAATCAGTTTTTAAGGTCTTTTCATGACAAAATGCTTCAAGTGAAGTAGCTGAATCCAACACAAGAGATTGAAATTTAAATTGCTTCTTCTGACAGGCTGCTGTTATTTCAGCAACAAGCGCCGTTATTTCATCCCATGATTTAATAAGTGGAGTACGTTCGCACTTAACACCTGAAAAACCTTGTTCCATAGGTGCAAGCAGAGCTTTAGGTGCGCCACAAGCTGTTGTGGTTTTACCTACCTTTTCTTGGCCGACAAGTACGACCCGAATTCCTGTTTTCGACGCGGTATGCGTCACCTGACTTAAAAAATTACTCATTCGTGCGCCGCCTTTGGTCGTTTATCGAGTTTGTTTACAGCTTTGATGAAACAGTAAATGCAAATGTCAGAATCATCATCTGCTTTTAAAACAACTTCAATATGACTTTTATCAAATTTAATTACTTTTGGAATTATAATAGAATCGTCAATTTCAGTTTCACAAACGTCACAGTAAGTATGTGTCTTTTTCATATCCAACCACCTGTAATTTCGAGAAATTCTTTAATCTGTTCGTTTGTAAACATGCAAGGTTTCATAGCAGCTCCAATTGTTCAGCAGTCATATCAGCTTGATTGCGAAAGTGTTGAAATGTAAGTATTCTAGGCTTTTTAAGGCTGCCAAATGCTTGATACTTAAACGTTGCTATTGAGTTTCTGTATTCTTCAAAATGGTCAAAGATATACTGAGCCTCTTTGTGGGTAAGTTTACCTATTCCAAGTCTAATCTCACCCCATTTTTTGTTATACCCGATAAAGCCGCCAAGTGTTCCGGCTTTTACTTTACCTGCTTTAGCTGAAGATCGTTTAGTTCTGCCAAGTTCATCCTTATAAGCTTCGTTGGTGTTTGTCATTTTTTCAAAGAATCCAATTATTCTGCATTCTTCAGTAACAAAAGGCTTACGGCGAAGTAGATAGTGCTCTTTAAGCGTGGAGCGACCAAACTTGTACTTGCCTACAAGGGAGCGACCCATTGCACCTTCGTAATCATTGTCAAGGCACCATTTTTCAAAAGCCCTCCACTCTTCGAGATTGTTAATAAGAACTTGCGGCAGAAGCTTGATGAATGATTTTGCCTCTTCAGGTATTGACTGAAACAGAACGGTAAGGCGCTTTAACCGCTCGTCAAAATCGCACGTTTCGTTCCATTTGTCAAACACCCAATAAACGAAATCAGGCTCGCCTTCGAATGACGTTACCGCCGATTGAACCTCGTTAAAGCTGTGTGTTCCAGGCAATTCGGGGTTTTCCAAATTACGAAGAAGGATTTCGCCATCAAGACCTTCGACATAAAACTTTTTGAGAATGTTGTATATGTAAACATTTTCAATCGGTTTCAAACTATTAGTCAAAGGTTGATTGTAGTCTTCAGCACAACGATAGCCGTCGCATTTGATACTTCCCCAAATTGGAAACTTCATTTCAGGCAAATTGCAATCTTCAACTGTTACTGGCTTCATGGGTTTCATTTTGCTTGCCTTTCGCAATTATATTTAAAATAAAACTTAAAATTTAAAGTGAGGCTTTAGCTCTACGAGTTTCAAGCCTCATTGCAGTACCCGAAGGCTTTCCCTTCAACGTTTCATAAGCCACCTCGCAATTAGTTTTCACATTCTTCGTTGCGTTAAGATGATTCTTTATCTCATACTACGTTTTGATTGTCAAGGGTTATTTTCAATAAAAGTTATGTCGTTAAAAATAACTGGAATTTTACGTTTAAACTCTTCAAGCAAAGGACGTGCAACTTCTCGCATTTGCGGGTGGGCGGCGTTAGACGTTCTTAGTTTAAAGAAATGTCGCCATTCGCGTAAGTTTGCAGACATGACAATTTCGGTTTTGAGGCTGTTTGGAAGTACGCTACGTGCTTGTTCGGGTTTCCAACCAAGTTCGCGCAAAGTTTTATATCGACTTTCCGCATCAAACATTGCACTCAACCATGTGTTTTCAGCTACATCTTTGTCTGGAAAACATTCAGGTTCGTTTACGTACTTACCTTCGTCAAGATTGCTACACCAAGCGGGTATAATAAAAGCTACGTCGCCGTTGTTGTAATCGCAATACCTCGTTGACTCTTGACTGTAACTTGCAATTCGATGACGCACTATTTCGTGAGTAACGCCGCGATCACAAATAAATTTAACCGTTGCTGTAGCATGTTCAATTACAGATTCGTGGCCGCGCTTCAAGATCATTTCTGCAAACGGTCTTGCTGATTCGTGGGTTATTTTATCTTCACTTTTATAGCAGGTTCGTCCCGCTTCTTCGATAATACCTAAAGGGTGCTGACTTATTGCAAGAATTGTTGCTGAAGGTTTAACGAGTAGCATTTTGTTCCTCCTGATATTTAAGAGCTGCAATTTGAATTACGTGCGCCATTTTCTTGAAGTCAAGCAGTTGCTGCCCTTCTCTAGCCTGCCTTCCGTATCGGCTGATGCGTTTACTTACATCTTTCAAGCATTCTTCAATTGACCAATTCGTCATTTCATCGTTTGGCCTATCCCCATATTGAGGGATTGTGTATTCTTCAATGTGGGTAAAAACTTCATCTGCAAAGCAACTCCAATCATTGCCGCGTTCGGAAACATGCTGACGCTCACAAAGCTTGAATGCTGAAACAAGAGGGCTTTCACCGCGAATTGCAGGTTGTTCAGGTATGTTCAAAAAATCAAGTTCGGCAATATAGCGAACTCCGTCCACTACAATATATTCACGTTGCAAAGTTTCATCATATTGAGTGAATAAAGATTCTAACGGCAATGGTTTTGTTTTATTAACAATACTTTGAATTCAAGCAAAACTCTTTCAGCCGCAACGTCACGATTAATGGCACAATCTTCGGTGAACTTTGCTGGATACCTCAACCTTAGCTTGTTAATGTTAAGCGTCAAAACGTCATTCATTGTCGTTTTCATTTCATCTATTGCAAGTCCTATATACCATGTAATATCGCCAACTTCTTCTTTGGCATTTACCGCGTCATAAGGCTTGTTGTAAAATATATTTTTCTTGAGCATGTCTACAAGTTCAGCTACTTCAGTTACCATACCCATGACGGCGTGGAGCATTCTTGCTTGTGTCAAAATGCGCTCGTAAAGTTCTACGTTGTAATTGCAGTCGGTTCGCAATACATTTTCAACATAGTTTTCAGAAGTCATGTTATCGCTCATTTCTTCTCCTTTGCTACAGAATAAGCAAATCCAAACTTCAATTCAAACGCTATCCGTTCTTCTTTCTGTTTCGTTGTCTCTTTTTTCATGTGGCCCTCGCTTATAGATGTAAGTTTCTTTATGATACTTTTTGCTATATTGTTTATGATATTCTTTGAGATGTTTTTCTTTACAAATCTTACATCTTTTTCGTTGACCGTTGCCATTATCTCCTTCGTGGCCGCAAGGTAATATCATAGCTCAGTCAATTCGTCAATGAAAGCTACAATTACATCTGTTGACCAATCGTCAGGTTTTTCGTCAAGTTTGATAAAGCACAAACCTGCTTCCTTATGATGCGGGTGTTGTATTTCGTTTAGAGGTTGAACTGTTGCCAAGCCTAATTTTCTATGTTTTACTCTTGTGCCGGTTTGCATTGTTGGTGACTCCTTAAATTTAAATTTAAACGATTTAGGGTGAAACTATACCAACGCGACAGGGAGTTAATAGGTCACTTGTTCTCAGTCCAGGTTTACTACCAAGCTCAGGATCGTTTTATTCCTGCCAAGTAGTGACTACTTTATGAGCGTAATTCCGTTATCCGCTGTTTCACCGTCCTTGGGCTTCACTCTAAATCGTGACGGCAATTTGGCATATGCTGAGTTTAATGTCAAGCTGTTTTTTCACCTTCGGTAACTTTTATTTTCTTGACTGTTTAAAGACCTTATGATAGGTTCCGCTCACAATCAGCTTCAAGGAGAACGGCCTTGCGGGTAAATCGCAAGCGTAGCGTAGACGGGCTTTTACCCGCCGATTATCCAAATTCACGGCGGTATCTCCTGAAAGGCAGGTCGAATGGGACAAATCTATAAATCGACTTACAGTTGATTTGAATGCGGGACAGCTGGAATATTTTGAAAAGTGCAGGCGTCGTGACTTGAAAACAGCAAAATTGGCAAAAACAATTTGTATTGGAGAACCTATGATTACCCACAGATTACGTGATACTACATTGAAATTATTGAGAGAACGACCCGCTAATATAAAGTTGGTTAAGATTGCTGAAGACACCACTTTGCCGCTTACTTGGCTGAAAAAGTTTCACAGCGAGGGTGAGAAGTATAGTCCTTCCGGCTCAAAATTGGAAACTCTTTTTAGATATTTATCAGGTCGAGAAGTCGGGCTATGACTCGGCCTGATTTAAGATTTCACGTAATTCGAGATAAATCCAGCAAAACCGAAATGGTTTACAGCTTTGACGGTAAGCATTGCAACGTTTGCAATATGCCGACTGAAGTTGGTGCTGATTTGTCGCGTCGGTATTGCTCGAACGTTAAATGTAATGCGCTGTTTGTAGAATAATTTGTCAGGAGGTTTATATGAATCAATTTCAAAGAATAATGGAAATTCACATTGGAAATATGATTAACGGTCTTGAACAAATGATTAAAGCTGGTAAAATTTCAAACAAAACTACCGTTGAAGAATTACTTGCAATTTACAAATCTGAATTGAAAGGATTTGAAAAATGAAAGAAGAATTTATAAGCAAAAACTTTGGCAAAAAAGCACTTCGCTTAATTGAAATAGCTGAAGAAATTTGCGACGACTACGCAAGTCAAGGCTATGACCTATCGTTGCGCCAACTTTATTATCAGTTTGTTTCGAGAGATATTTTAGCCAACACTGAAAAGAATTACAAGCGTTTGGGAAATACAATTTCAGACGCTCGTTTAGCAGGTTTGATAGATTGGGATGCTATTAAAGATCGCGGCAGAGAAACGCTTGTAAATCCTCACTGGGCTAGTATTGGTGATATTATTTCAGCATGTGCTTCTCAGTACAATGTAGATCTGTGGGAAGGTCAAGTTAACCACGTTGAACTTATGGTTGAAAAACAAGCTCTTGAAGGTGTGCTTGAACCTGTGTGTAAGCGTTGGGATATTGGCTTTACTGCAAATAAGGGTTATTCTTCATCCTCAGCTTTGTATGAAATCGGCAAACGTCTTGCTAAAAAAGATCGTGAAGGGAAACTTTTAAACGTAATTTATTTAGGCGACCACGATCCTAGCGGCATTGACATGACTCGTGATATCGAAGAACGATTATGTCTTTTCAGTAATTGCTATGTTGAAGTTCATCGTATTGCGTTAAACACGGATCAAGTTGAAGAATACAACCCACCTGAGAACCCTGCAAAACTTACCGATACTCGCGCTGCTGATTACATTCGCAAATTCGGTGAATCGTCCTGGGAATTGGACGCACTTGAACCGCGTGTTTTGGTATCTCTTGTTGAAAAGAAAATCAAACAGTTGTTAATTGAAGAACTATTTGAAAAGAAAAAAGATTACAGAAACGAGCAACGTGCTTTGTTGCAAACAATTGCCGCCGAGCATCGAAACGCTTAAATCAAATTCAATTTAATATACAAGGCGGGATTAATGGAACGCTATGTACCTGAAGAACTCCGCATTAAAATGCCGTGGCTGTTATGGCAATCACGGCAAGACTCACCTGAAGTAAAAGCTACTAAGTTACCGATTGACCCCCATACAGGCCGGTTCGCTTCAGTTAGTGATTCTGCAACATGGTTTGGGTATAGTCTTGCTCAAAGCCTTGGGTTACACCTGTATAGACCTGGATGAGACAGACGATCCTGTTGAACAAGCACGTCATCAAGCAATAATCAAAGCCTTCAACTCATATACCGAATATTCACAATCAGGAAAAGGGTATCATATATGGGTTAGAGGCGTAATCCCATCTGGTAGACGGCGCGGGAAAGTTGAAATGTATTCAGACGGTAGATACATGGCAACAACAGGCAACGTATTTTTAAACGTTCCAATACGCGAATGTCAAGAACTTCTCATGGATTTATGGAATGAAATGGAAGTTAAAG